AGGTTCTGCCTAATTATATAAGCAAGAAAGTTCTTAATAAAAAGAATAGGTATAAGCAATGGAAATACGGCTATGACAAAGAAAGCGATGTTGTAGTTATAAGTAAAACCGGAGAAATTGGAGATGTGTATAGCATACAAAATCTTAAAATAGCTTTGCCAAAAATATCTAATCCATATAAATTTAAAAAAAATACGTGGAATCAAATAGATTATCCTAAAGAACTTGAAAAAATAAAAAGTGTATTTGAGTGGAATCAAATGCCTGAATACTTTAAAGAAAAATATTATGACTACATTGACGAAGAGTTTAAGCGCCGTGACCAGGGGTTTTCGTTCGTTAACAAAGGCAGCTCTACTTATATTACTGGCACTCATTACATGTACTTGCAGTGGAGTAAGATTGACGTTGGGGCCCCTGAATTTAGAGAAGCAAACAGATTATTCTTTATATTTTGGGAAGCATGCAAGGCCGATTCACGGTGTTATGGAATGTGCTATCTTAAAAACAGACGCTCTGGGTTTTCATTCATGGCATCGGGAGAAACTGTTAACATGGCAACAATATCCTCCGATTCAAGGTTTGGTATACTGTCCAAATCTGGGGCTGATGCCAAGAAAATGTTCACCGACAAGGTCGTGCCAATATCCGTTAACTACCCGTTCTTTTTCAAACCAATACAAGACGGTATGGACAGACCAAAAACCGAACTGGCGTATAGGGTACCCGCATCAAAGCTTACCAGAAGAAAACTTGATCAAGGCGAGAAGCCGGAGGAGCTCGAAGGGCTTGATACAACAATCGACTGGAAGAACACGGGTGATAACTCCTACGACGGCGAGAAGCTCAAGCTCCTTGTACACGACGAATCGGGTAAATGGGAACGGCCGGACAACATCCTCAACAACTGGCGGGTTACAAAAACGACACTTAGATTAGGTTCCAGAATCGTAGGAAAGTGTATGATGGGCTCGACATCAAATGCATTAGATAAAGGTGGAGCAAATTTTAAAAAGTTATACGAGAATTCAAACGTTACTGAACGAAACCGCAATGGACAGACTAGCTCGGGACTATATTCTTTGTTTATACCTATGGAGTGGAATTACGAAGGATTCATTGATACTTATGGAAACCCTGTCTTTGATACACCAAAAGAACCAGCGGAAGGGCCATACGGCGAACTAATTGACCAAGGGGTAATTGAGCATTGGCAGAATGAAGTTGATGGTCTTAAAAATGATCAGGACAGCTTAAACGAATATTACAGGCAATTTCCAAGAACGGAACAGCATGCTTTCAGAGATGAAGCAAAAGAATCTTTATTTAATCTAACTAAAATTTATGAACAGATAGATTATAATGAAGAAGTTCAAAACGGAATGCAAGTCACACAAGGTAGTTTTCAATGGGAAGGCGGGGAACAAGATAGCAATGTAATATTTGCGCCAAACACAAATGGAAGATTTAAAGTATCTTGGGTGCCTCCTAAAAATTTACAAAACCGTGTGATAGTAAAGAATGGCGTCAAATACCCAGGTAACGAGCACATTGGTGCTTTTGGGTGTGACTCATACGATATATCAGGTACAGTTGATAAGAGGGGATCAAAAGGTTCTGCATGGGCTAACTAAGTTTAGCATGGAAGATGCGCCTCCTAATATGTTTTTTTTAGAATATATTGCGCGGCCCCAAACAGCTGAAATATTTTTCGAAGATGTACTTATGGCTCTAGCATTCTATGGAATGCCCTTATTGTGCGAAAATAATAAACCTCGATTATTATACTATTTAAAAAGAAGAGGTTATAGAGGGTTTTCAATGAACCGACCAGATAAGCTTTGGAATAAGCTTTCTGTTACAGAAAAAGATATAGGCGGTATACCAAACTCGTCTGAAGACATTAAGCAAGCGCACGCTGCAGCAATAGAAAGTTATATAGAAAATTATGTTGGTCAAGTTACTGAAGGTGTATATGGCGATACGTATTTTCAAAAAACCCTAGAGGACTGGGCTGGATTTAATATAAATAACAGAACAAAATTTGACGCAACAATTAGTTCTGGATTAGCTATTATGGCTTGTAATAAAAACAGGTATAGACCATCTGCTGAAAAAGTAATTAAGTCTGTTCCGCTGAGTTTTAAAAAATATAACAATAAAGGATATAGTTCAAAAATAATATAATAAATGGTTAATACTAATTACAACAGCTCGTTTCCCGATCAGGTGGTACCTAATGAGGAAAAGCAGTCATTGGATTATGGTTTGCAGGTAGCGAGAGCTATTGAAAACGAGTGGTTTAGAAATAACCGTGGAGGAGATCGTTTCACTTCTAATTTTCAGGAGTACCATAGGAGAAGATTATATGCCAGGGGCGAGCAGTCTATTCAAAAGTATAAAGATGAATTATCTATTAATGGTGATTTATCCTACTTAAATTTAGATTGGAAGCCTATACCTATTATTCCTAAATTTGTAGATATCGTGGTTAATGGCATGTCGCAGCGCCATTATGAAATAAAAGCGAGCGCTCAAGATCCTGTTGCTCAAAAGAAAAAAACAGATTACGCTAGAGGTATAATGTTGGATATGAAAAAATATCAGCAGCTTATGGCGTTAACAGAGCAAACAGGTAGAAATTTCTTTTCTACAGACAACCCACAATCATTGCCAAAAAACAAAGAAGAGTTTGAACTGCATATGCAGATGGATTATAAAGAGTCTGTTGAATTGGCAACTGAGCAGCTTATAAATAACTGTTTAGATAAAAATAAATACGACGAAACTCGTAAAAGAATTATACAAGACTTAGTTGTATGCGGTATAGGAGCAGCTAAAACAGAATATAATAAATCAAATGGATTACAAGTAAAATATGTTGACCCTGCAAGCTTAGTATATTCTTATACTGAAGATCCTAACTTTGATGATTTATATTATATAGGTGAAGTGAAGCAAATTTCATTAAGCGAAATAGCTAAGTTATTTCCATACCTTTCCCCACAAGATATTCAAGAAATACAAAAGTACCCTGGTAATAATGATTATATAAGAAATTATTACGGGCAAAACGATAACAATACAATAAGTGTTATGTTTTTTGAATACAAAACTTTTGAAAAGCAAGTATTCAAAATTAAAAGAACGGAGTTTGGTTTAGAAAAAGCATTAGAAAAAACTGATATATTTTCGCCTCCTCCAAGTGATAATTTTGAAAGAGTAGAAAGAGTTATTGAAGTCTTATACACGGGAGCTAAAGTACTTGGCCATGAAAAAATGCTTTCGTGGAAGCTAGCTGAAAACATGACAAGACCATACGCTGATTCTCCTAAAATTGAAATGAATTATAGTATAGTAGCGCCTAGAATGTATAAAGGCAAGATTGAATCGTTAGTTAGTCGTGTCACGGGCTTTGCAGATATGATTCAGCTTACACATTTAAAATTACAGCAAGTTATGTCTCGTATGGTACCAGATGGTGTTTATGTAGATGTTGACGGCTTAGCTGAGGTTGATTTGGGTAATGGCACTAATTATAATCCGGCAGAGGCATTGAACATGTATTTCCAAACCGGTAGCATAGTGGGACGATCATTTACACAAGATGGTGATATGAACCCCGGCAAGGTGCCTATTCAAGAGTTACAAACATCATCTGGACAAGGAAAAATTGCTTCGCTTATTAGCACGTATCAATATTATTTACAAATGATAAGAGACGTAACGGGATTAAATGAAGCACGCGACGGGAGCACGCCGGATAAGAATGCGCTGGTAGGGCTACAAAAGCTTGCAGCTGCAAATAGTAACACTGCTACAAGGCATATATTACAATCAGCTTCTTTTATTACGCTTAGATTGTGCGAAAACATTTCTTTAAAAGCTAAAGATATATTTGAATTTGCTTTAACAGAAGAAACATTGTTAGAAAGTATAAATCAATTTAATGTTGAAACACTAAAAGAAGTTTCGGATTTACATTTGCATGATTTTGGCATATATTTAGAACTTGAACCTGACGAAGAAGAAAAAGCTCGTCTTCAACAAAATATACAGGCTTCATTACAAGCCGGTTCAATATACTTAGATGACGTAATAGAAATACAAAACATTAAAAATATTGATTTAGCCAATAAGTATTTAAGACTTAAAAGGCGTCAAAAGCAAGAGCAAGATCAACAAGCAAGTCAGGCTAATATACAAGCACAAGCACAAGCGAATGCTGAAACAGCAGAAAAGGCAGCCTTAGCTGAAATGCAAAAACAACAGGCTCTTACAGAAACTAAACTGCAACTAGAACAAGGTAAGTCTCAGTTTGAAATACAAAAGCTTGAAAGAGAAGCAGAAATTAAAATGCGCTTAATGGAACTTGAGTTCCAATTTAACAAACAGCTAGCCGAAGCGCAAGCTGAAGCTTTAAAAAATAAAGACGCTTATAAAGAAGATAGAAAAGATGAGCGTACTAAAATACAAGCTACGCAGCAATCAGAATTGATTGACCAGCGAAAAAACGAAACACTGCCAAAAAACTTTGAATCCGCAGGATTTGATGTGTTGGGCGGATTTGACTTAGGTCAGTTCGATCCTAAGTAATTTTTATTAATTTTATAATATTTTATCATGACAGAAACAGTCAAGCAAGAGGGCGAATTTAAAGTTAAACCCCGAAAAATGAAAAAGCTTTCTGATACACCTAAAACTATCAAAGTAGATTTATCGGAAAAGCCGGAAAAAACACAAGAAACAGGTAATACCATTAAGGTAGATCTTACTGAAAAAAAAGAAGACGATGCCGTTCAAGTCAGTCCAACAGATGAGAGCAATGCTCCTGTCGAAGAATCCAAAGACTCGCCAAGTAGCGAAGAAGTGGTTGAAGAAGTACGGGTCACCGAAGAAGAACCTGTAATACAAGAAATAACACAGGAAGAGGTTCAAGAGCAAAAAGAAACTCTGCAAGAGCAGGTTGAAGAAGCTGTGCAGGAGTCGCAAGACACTGCTGAACCATTACCGGAAAACATTCAAAAAGTTGTAGACTTTATGGGTGAGACCGGTGGAACATTAGAAGACTATGTAAGATTAAATGCAGATTATTCTAATGTAGATAACAATACACTTTTGCGAGAATACTATCGCCAAAGCAAACCTCATCTTGATTCAGAAGATGTAAATATACTTTTAGAGGACTTTACATGGGATGAAGAATTAGACGAGCAGAAAGATATACGTAAGAAAAAAATTGCGTATAAAGAAGAAGTTGCAAAAGCTAAAGGTTTTTTAGAAGGGCTGAAAGATAAATATTACGACGAAATCAAGTTGAGACCCGGCGTAACTCAGCAACAAAAAGAAGCAGTTGACTTTTTCAATCGATACAATGAAGAACAGCAAACTATAAAGCAGCGAACTGATAATTTTCAAGGGCGTACAAAAAATTATTTTAACGACGATTTCAAAGGTTTTGATTTTAAACTCGGTGAAAAACAATTTAGGTACGGGATAAAAGATAATTCTTCAGTCGCAAATCAACAATCAGATATAAGTAACTTTATCAAGAAGTTCTTGAATGACAAAGGTGAAGTGTCAGATTTAAGTGG